GATAATCAAACCAGGGGGATTTATCCTTGTAAAGTGCCAGGATGAAGTTTATGGATGTAAGCAACGTTGGAGTCACATTGAAATCAAAGATATGGCAGAGGCATTGGGGCTGTATACCAGAGATATGTTTATTCTGGTAAATACAAAAACTCCAAAAGTGCATCATAATCAGAAACATGCAAGAAAGAATCACAGCTATTTGTGGATATTTGAAAAGGTGGTAATAAAATAGTCCACAAAATTGATATTTTCGATACTAAGAAAGGGGTAATAATGAAATGTGAGTGGAGCCGCTGCGGATACTGTGAGCATTATGGTACCGCGGAGGAACAAGAACAGAGAGAAACAAACTGGCCGTGTGCTGGGAGTGAAGATGAGATGAGGGAATGCGGACAGTTTGAAGAGAATAACAGATAAGAAATGAGAGAGGAGGCCGGAGCGGTGGCCACCGTAGACGGGATATCCCGGCTCCTTTCGATTATGTTTATAAAAGAGGATGATCTACAACTTAACGATTGGCAATTTGCCCAGCGTAAGAATCTCGATTGGGAAACGAAGTTGAGATTGAGTAGGACCAGAATAAGAGAATGGTATGATAATTGGGGCGAACAGGTATATGTAGGTTATTCAGGTGGATTAGATAGCAGAGTGCTTTTGCATCTGATCCGACAAGAAATAGGAGAGTATGTGCCAGCAGTATTTTCTAACACTGGCCTAGAGTTTCCAGAAATTGTGCAGTTTGCCCGTAAGGCATCTGGGGAATTTGTGGAAATAGAGCCAAGGGATAAAGAGGGAAAGAAAATTTCGTTTCGCCAAGTTATTTTGACGGAAGGGTATCCGTTGGTGAGCAAGGAAACTGCAATGAGAATTCGCAAATTGAGACACGGAAACCTTTCTGATAGATACAGAAATTATTTGCTTTATGGGGATGAACGTGGGAAAGCATACAGTTTAGCAATTAAGTGGAGACCATTGCTGTCAGCCCCTTTTGATACAAGCGAAAAGTGTTGCGATATTATGAAAAAGGGACCATTTAAGAAATACGAAAAAGAAACCGGAAGAGTCCCTTACATTGGAGTAACACAGGATGAAGGGATTATGAGAGCCAGGCAATACGCACATACAGGTTGTAATATTTATGATGGTGACAGGATAAAAAGCCAACCCCTAGGATTCTGGACCAAACAAGATGTTATGCGTTATGTAGTAGAAAACGATCTGGAAATATGCTCAGTATATGGAGACATTAAGCAGACGCCGTGTGGACAATATTATCTTACAGGGGAGCAACGAACGGGATGTATGTTTTGTGCATTTGGCGCACACATGGAACCGGAGCCGAACCGTTTCCAGCGGATGGCGAAACAATATCCGAAACAGTATGATTTCTGTATGAAACCAGTAAGTGAAGGGGGACTGGGAATGGCCGAAGTATTAGACTATGTAGGAATCCCATGGACAACCTGGGAGCAGCAGGGGCAGATGAACATATTTGATTTTATAGAAAGGCCTGAATCTGGAGGGAACGAGATATGAAGTTTGAAGCACTTAATAACTATGAATGTGATGGACAACTAAGCATGTTCGATCCGACTCCCGGAGTACATAAGCCGGGAGACTGGACAGAAGAAAATTGTGTTGGCAGAGAATTGACCTTCGATGAGGCCGCACAGATGATTGGAAAATTAATCGTCGATGATTTAAGCACAACAAGCCGTAAATGCTACAAAGTTGTACAGATCGAACGGATTGCGGCAGGGGAAGATGGATATCGGCTGTTATTTTACAACGATGGGACAAGGCAACCGGGAATTATCAGCGAGAGGTTTTTTGACAGCAACCTGAAGTTCCCGGCCAGGATCTATGAACTAAAATAAGTCACCTAAACTGCCATAAAGAAAAAAGTGATAATTTTATGCAAGGAAAGGAGGGACAACAATGGCGAGGCCGAAGAAAGCGGTTGAGGACAAGGTGATCCGACAAAGCGTGAGTATGGACCCGGATCAGTTGAGACAGGTAGTAGCCTATTGCCAAAGGAATGAGCGAACGATTGCCTGGGTGATTCGAAAGGCAGTTGCCGCCTTCCTGGCTGAGCAGGCAGCAGGTAGATAACATTGCGTAAAGTTAATAAGTTTATGTAATAAAACTGCCATTTAATAAAGATTGTACATTGATAATTAAATATTGATAGTTGGCATAAACGAAGCTATAATAGTTTCGGGAGGTTATAAAAATATGAATGAACACCTTGATCTAGCAAAGACAAATTTGGACAATGCAAATGAGTTAAGAGATATATCAAAGAACCCGGTTGTTAATTATGTTTTTGGCACATTAAAAATAATTCCAGGAATAAAAGAGGGACTAGATTCCATACTTGAAAACTATCAGAAAAGTAAACGAGAAGAATTGTGCAAAATAATATTTGAAGATGGTTTGATAACATTGGAAGATGTAAAAGACATATCCTTTTTAATGGAGTTTGGAAGGACACTGGAGATAGTTGATAGGCTTGCAGTTAATGAAAAAGTAAAATATATTGCTAAATTGTTCAGAAAGTCTTTTGAGTTAGGGGCATTTAAAGAAAATATTTCTGAATATGAAGAATATTTAAAAAGGCTGGAAAACATTTCTATTCGTGAGTTGAATTTATTGAATCTGTTATATGAATGCGAAAATGATAAATTTATAAAAGATAAAAAGAGTAGTAGTAAAAAGGAAGAGGTTTGGAAAAAATTTAAAAACCAAGCAGAGGAAAAATTTGGGATTAATCAAAATATGATTGTACCAATGATTAGCAGTTTGACAATGACAGGTTTTTGCATCGAATCTAATATTATGTTTCCAGATGAAAAAGCGGAAAATCCATATTATATTACAGATTATTTTAGAAGATTTCTTGAATTAATATCTTAGAAAAAAGTCAACTATCAATATTTGATGGTTGACTTTTTCTGTAATATGAAGGAGATAAGAAAAATATGGGTAGAAAGGCATACCAGATAAGATATTTCCGATGTATAGGTTGTGGAAATGTTTTTACGGCCAGCAAATGGGATAGTTCACACGGTAGTGGAAACGGTCACATTAAAACTATATGGTGTCCATTTTGCAATGAGGATATGGACATGAGGCAAATAGACAGCGAGGAACTTAGAAGGTGAGGAGCACAATATGAGAATACGAGATAAGCCGGGCGATCTGTCCGGCAAATAAAAAATCTTTAAAAGAACATACATTCGAAAACCATAAAAGAATAGCGATAAATCCACCCGCCAAGATGTTATTTATCGCCGATTAAGCCTAAGGATATTATACCATAATATAACTCCTTGGGCAACCATACTAAGGAGGAAAAATAATGAATACACAGACAGCCAAAACAGAGGTAATGAATAATATTATTGTAGCTATGTCATACGTACTTAACCAGAATTTGCTGGAGGTACTGGAGAAGGTAATAACGGAAGAATTTGTTAAGGTGAATATAGAGGAGATCACGACACTTCCAGCAGCCTATGTTGATGAGGTAGATGAAAAAAATGAATATATTATTCGACTGTTCATCATAAAAAAGAAAAAGTTGGCACGTGGGACAATGGAAAATTATCTTAGAGCAGTCAAGAGGCTTATTACTGTGATCGAAAACAAATCACTAGATCAGATAGATGAAAATGATATTGACTGGTATTTACAATGGTATGAAGACAAAAATGTTAAAGAAAACGGGAAGAAAAATCAGTCGTCTACGGTGAATAATGAACGGAGATTTCTTTCTGCATTCTTCACGTGGATGAGGAAAGCGAAATTACGCCAAGATAATCCTGTGGAATCAACAGAGCCGCAGAAGGTCATTCAAAAACCGATTGATTATTACACGCCGGAAGAAATGGCTATGATGCGGGATGCCTGTAAGAACATTCGGGAACGGGCTATGCTGGAAGTATTTCGAAGTACCGGGGCCAGAGTGGGAGAGATCGCTGAGACGAAGACTGAATGGCTTGACATGGGAACTGGTGATATATTCATACCATCCGAGAAGTCAGATCGATATAGGACAATATTTTTGGATGATGACGCTATGCATTACTATAAAATGTATCTGAAATCAAGGACAGATGACAGCCCGTATATGTTTGTGGGCAGTAGGAAGCCATACGGGAAAATTACGACATGTACATATAGGAATACCATTAAGAAGATCGGTGAAAGGGCTGGAATTGAGAACAGGGTATATCCACATAAATATAGAAAAACCCTGGGCATGAGTCTTAAGAATAAAGGGGTAGATATTGGCACGATTCAGGAAGTTATGGGTCACAAGAGTCCAGCGGTTACGGCCCAGTATTATGCACAATCTACACCAGAGACGTTAAGACACATAAGAAAACAGGCTGCATAAGAAAATCATTGAAAAATAGCATGATATGAAGTATAATTATATAAGAGCCATTGAGCCATATCTGTGAGTTATATAAGACTTGCAGGTATGGCTCATTTTGTTTATGGAGGTAACATGGCAAATTTGAGCGGAGTTATGAAAAAACTGCAACGTGCATTATTAACACGCCGGTTAGTGGTTAAGATAAGTACCAGTCAATTCCATTCCCCGGACCAGAATCGCATGATTACCATGTATACACTTTCCACACCTGTACACCAGAAGAACCAGGATGGTGAATGGAGAGTGAAAGACTATCAGATATTGCGTACAGCTTCTGTGGTAGATGTTGTAATGTGTTTGAAAGAGATATGGGAGGCAATGCAGGAATGGGATTGACAGATAGAATAGGTGGTGGGTAGATGGAACTGAATCCTAAGCAGAAAGCATTTGCGGATTACTATATTGAATGCGGGAATCAGACTGAGGCGGCGAAGCGGGCAGGATACTCAGAAAAGACCGCTTATTCACAAGGGAATCGACTGATGAAACATGCTGATGTATCGGCCTATATAGCCGAGCGCATGAAAACCATCGAATCTGATCGAATTCTAAGCCTCAAAGACATCCAGGAATTCAGGAGTCGTGTTGTCAAGGGAGAGGAGAAAGACCAGTTTGAGATAGAGGCGGCTCTTGCGGACAGACTAAAAGCAGCCAACGATTTGGAGAAGGCGCTACTTATCAAGGAACAGGAAGAAGAGAAGCGTAGGCTTGAAGAGTCCGCACGGAATGCCGGAATATACCATATGGATCTGGATATCATCGCTGATAACTTCCACCCAGTAATCAGAGATATCAGAAATGGGAAGCACAGTGAATATGACTTCCCTGGCGGTCGTGGTTCCACAAAGTCATCAGCGATATCCTGCACTGTCATAGAATTGATAAAAAACAACCCAACTATGCATGCGTTAGTTATGCGTAAGGTTGGGAATACCATCAAGGATTCCGTATATGCTCAGATCAAATGGGCTATACAGAAGATGGGGCTGGAGGATGAGTTTCGATGCAAGACATCACCGATTGAGATTACATATAAGCCAACAGGGCAAAAGATATATTTCCGTGGGGCTGATGACCCGCTGAAAATCAAGTCAATCAAGCCAGAGTTTGGCTATATCGGTATTGTTTGGTTTGAGGAACTTGACCAGTTTGCCGGGCCAGAGGAGATCCGTAACATAGAGCAGTCTGCAATTCGTGGCGGAGATGTTGCGTTTAAGTTGAAATCTTTCAATCCGCCAAAGAGCAAAAACAACTGGGCAAATGAGTATATAGAGAAAGCAGAGACAGAAAACCCAGAAGTTGTAGTACACCGCAGTACATTTCTGGATGTTCCTTCTGAATGGCTTGGACAGAGGTTTATTGATGACGCCGAACACCTAAAAGAAGTTAATCCAAAGGCGTATGACAATGAATACATGGGTAACGCAAATGGAACTGGCGGAAATGTATTCGAATATATTGAGAAGCGTACAATCACAGATGAAGAGATTGCAACATTTGATCGGATTTACCAGGGCGTAGACTGGGGCTGGTATCCAGACGCTTATGCATTTGTAAGAGCATATTATGACAGCACCCATGAAAAAATATATCTACTCGATGAGAATTATGTACATAAGACCAGCAATGAGATAACGGCGGAATGGATAAGGGAAAAGGGATATGACGATTATGTAGTAACCTGTGACAGCAACGAAAATAAGTCAGTTAGTGATTATCGTGATATGGGAATTCCGGCACGAGAAGCAATCAAAGGGCCTGGAAGTGTGGAGTATGGATTCAAATGGCTCCAACGTCGAACGATTGTAATTGACAAGAGCAGAACGCCAAATGCGTATGATGAATTCACGAAGTATGAATATGACCGAGATAAGGATGGTAACATAATCAGCGGCTATCCAGAGGGGCAGGAAGACCATACTATTGCAGCGGTAAGATATGCCTTTGAATCACTATTCAACAGAAGGGGGAACAGTGCGTAATGATTAAGAATCTATTTAGGCCATGTTGTGAGAAATGTTGCTTTATAGATGCAAGAGTTGAAACAGAATCATCTGAATCAATTTTAGACACGTGCAATGGTACAATAACAACTTTGTATTGCACGCACATGTTGGTATGTGGAGAATATTACAAAAATGGAAGGGATACTCCAATAGGTGAGTAAATGGGACTGATAAGCACAGTAAAAAGGTGGATAGGTATGATATTTCAAAGAGATGCATTAGAAGAATTTGACCTCCAGCCGGTTACATCGACAGAGATGGATACGTTGATTTCCCGGTGTGCAAACATCTACCGGGGAGTGCCGGAGTGGCTGGACAAAGACAGTGATATTCGCACGATCAAATTTGCAAAAGTACTCTGTGAGGAGATCGCCCGGCTGACAATGCTTGGGGCGAAAGTAAAGATTGATGGATCAGTTCGGGCCGATTGGCTCATGAAACAGGTGGACAAGCGATATTTCAACCTGCGGCAGTGGGTAGAGTATGGCTGTGCCTACGGAACAATCATACTTAAGCCGAACGGGACAGGGGTAGATTTCTTGACGCCGTTTAATTTCCAGGTGGTGGATACAAACGATGACGGAGATATCCTTGGTATTGTATTTGTAGATCAATACAATACAAACACTGGGATTACAAAAAAGTACTATACAAAGTTTGAGTATCACAGGTTCAAGGACGTGTATATGGATGGGCAAACACAACGCCAGTACCTAATTAGTAATCGGGTATATGTCAGCGACACAGCCAATGATAAGGGAAAACAGATTGAACTTGATCGGACGAAGTGGGCAGGATTGCAATCAGAGGTAGCGCTTGTGACAGCCAGCGGCTCCCCAATTGAACGTCCGTTGTTTGGGGTATTCAGGATGCCGAAAGCAAACGATCAGGAATTGAATAGCCCATTGGGGAAACCTGCATTTTCAGAAGTGATCGAGGAGCTTAAAAATTTAGATATCGCTTACAGTAGGAATAGTGAAGAGATTAAGGACAGCCGTAGAATAATACTGCTGGACGATCGTCTTCTTATGCCGAGTGGAGAAAAAATCAAGGGAAAGAGTGCTGGTCGGGCGATAAGTGGATTACCACATTATGTTAAGAATATTTTCGGGAATGGTCCAGATGATTTTTATGAGGAAATTAATCCTGTGTTGAATACAGATACCCGGATTAAAGGCATCAATAATGAACTGTCCTTTATCGGTTGGAAAGTTGGCTTCTCATCTGGATATTTTGTCTTTGACCAGAAAACAGGTATGGTGACGGCTACCCAGGTTGAAAGCGATGACAGACGTACGATTCAATTCATTAAAGACTGCCGGGATAAGTTGGAAGATTGTCTGGATGGGCTGATTTATGCGTTAAACGTGTTCGCGGACCTTTACAATCTGGCTCCTGTGGGGAATTATGAAATCACCTATGACTTTGGGGACATTACATATAACCGTGAAGAGGACCGGGCCAGATGGTGGAACTATGTTGTGCAGAACAGGGTTCCAGCTTGGATGTATTTTGTTAAATTTGAAGGCATGAGTGAAGATGAGGCGAAAGCTATGACTGAGGAGGCAAAACCAGAGGAACCAAAAGGATTCTTTGCGGAGGAGTAAGATGATCGATATTTACTGTACTGGTGGTTCTTTTATAGGCGTTTTACTCAATATTGACATGATGGATGAGTTAATGAAAGATGATATTATCAAAAATGAGGATTTTCTTCCACTAAAATTCGATAATGGCTGTTGTGTACGAGTAAGAAAACGGGACATTTGTGCTTATTGTGAACATTTTGAGGAGGATACATGTTGACACCGGAATATCTATCAAAAGTAACAGAGCAATCAGAACAATATGCTGGGGAACTACGTTCGTACATTATTCGTCAGATTATTCGACGTATGATGGAGCGTATTGGACGAGGTGAAGCCTATTTGTTCACCGCAACAGACAAATGGCAGATAGATATATTACAGGATGCCGGTATTCTCTTGGAGGATATACGGGCAGAACTTATAAAGTATACCAGGAGACAGGATGCAGAACTTATGGCGGCTATGGAGGAAGCTGGCATTATAACGCTTAAGGCGGATGATGCAATATATGAATCCGCTGGGATGTCGCCGGTCCCCTTGAAACAGTCTCCACACCTTGCAAGGCTCATGGAGCGTAACTATAATACAACCAAAGCAGAATTACAGAACTTTACCAGGACAACCGCGGAGGAAGCGCAGCGGTTGTATATCAATTCCTGTGATACTGCTTATCATCTTGTGTCATCTGGTGCGGTGTCGTATAGCACAGCAGTGCAACAGACGGTACAGGAAGCGATTTCCAGCGGCGGGACAGTTAAATACCCATCTGGGCATATTGACACGCTGGAAACGGCTGTTGCGCGGTCTGTTCGCACTGGAATCAATCAGGCAACGGGAGACATACAGCTTAAGCGTATGGAAGAAATGGACTGGGATATCATTGGCACGACTGCCCACCTGGGCGCACGTACTGGATCTGGAGGAACTGACCATACAAATCATCTTTGGTGGCAGGGCCAGTTCTATACTCGCACTGGGCGTACTCCTGGACTACAAGATTTCTATATGGTTACCGGGTATGGAAAAGTAGATGGTCTATGTGGTGCTAACTGCCGTCATGGGTTTTTCCCGGGAGATGGTAAGAACAATCCATATAGGAGTTTTAATACAGAAGAGAATGCTAGGACAGAAAAACAGCAGATGCGACAAAGGGAACTTGAAAGGCGTATTAGAGGAACCAAGAGGGAATTGGCTGGGCTTAAAGAAGCAATAGACGGATGCAGGGATGAGGAGACAAGATTTGGTTTACAGCAGAAGTATGATAGGAAAAAGAATCTTTTAAAAACTCAAAATCAAAAGTATGTTACATACTGCAAAGAAAATGGTTTGAAAGAGTTGAGGGACCGCCTGAGAATAGCAAAATAATTATTGCATTTGTTATGATATAAGTGTATAATATAACTATTAGTTATATAAGGGAGTGAGGAACTGGTAAAAGACGGTTGGATTTACTGTCCAAAATGCGGAAGGAAAACCAAAACGAAGGTGTTGAGAGACACCCGCTTAGAACATTATCCTCTATATTGCCATTGGTGCAAGAAAGAGTACATAGTAAGCTATAATATAAAACGGGAAAACGTATCGTAGAGCCAGAGCAAGACATTGCCGGAGCCAGATGCATGTGGAGAAATCCATGTGTACCTGGCTCTTTTCTTTTTATCGTTAACCTCCTATAACGTGCGTGGATGGCATAATATAGTGGTTCCATTCATGCACAATTCTGGAACATAGCTCAGTTGGTAGAGCATCCGGCTTATATCCGGCTGGTCGCAGGTTCGATTCCTGCTGTTCCAATTAACGGACAAGTCAAGTCCTACAAAATGACAACCCGCTGGCGGATGGTTACACGCCTAAAATAACCTAAAAGCGGAGGAAGGAGAAACTATGAAAACAGAGGACTTACAGAAACAGGGGTTAACTGAGGATCAGATCAACTACATTATGGCCGAAAACGGAAAGGACATCAAGAAGCTTCAAAAGCAGGTGGATGATCTTACCGCAGACCGTGACAACTGGAAAACAAAAGCTGAGACTGCCGAGGAAACCATAAAGAAATTTGATGGTATTGACCCGGAGAGAGTAAAGGGCGAACTTGAGGAATGGAAGAAACGAGCCGAGGATGTAGAAAAAGAGTATGCGGCGAAGCTGGAGGAGCGGGATTTTAACGATGTTCTGAAAACGGAACTAGAAGGAATGAAGTTTTCATCCAGTGCGGCGAAAAAGGCAGTTGAAGCTGACATCCGTGCGGCCGGTTTAAAGTTGAAAGACGGGAAAATCCTGGGGCTGAATGATCTTATCGCACAGTTAAAGGAATCAGATGCAGATGCTTTTGTATCGGAAGATGATCCGGGCCAGAAAAGGGCCGTGTTTACCAGTCCGATGCAGAAAAAGCCGTCAGGAGGTATGACGAAGGACGAGATCATGGCGATCAAAGACCGTACCGAGCGTCAGAGCGCAATTGCGGCAAATACACATCTGTTCCCGGAATTAAATCAATAAAGGAGAAAAAAGAGAATGGCAGATGCTAATTTAATCAAAAAGGCTGACCTTGTGCGGGTGCGTGAGGTTGACTTTGTAAACCAGTACGGGTACTCCGTCAAGAAACTGACTGAGGCACTTGGTGTAACTCGTAAGATCGCAAAGCAGGCCGGTACGATCTTAAAATCCTACAAGGCCACCGGAACGCTGGAGGATGGTCTTGTGGCAGAGGGGGAAGTAATTCCGCTGTCCAAATACAAAACTGAGGCAGTGAATTACAAAGACATCATACCGAAGAAATGGAGAAAGGCGACCACGGCAGAAGCTATAATTGAACGTGGTTTTGACCAGGCAGTTGGGATGACCACCGAGAAGATGCTCCAGGACATTCAGAAGGGAGTCCGTAAGGAGTTCTTCGACTTCCTGTTGACTGGAACCGGTAAGGCGGACGGCGCAACGTTCCAAGCTGCACTTGCGCAGGCATGGGGTCAGATGCAGGTGTTATTTGAGGATGATGCGGTGTCCGTGGTGCATTTTATGAACCCGCTTGACGTTGCGGATTATCTATCTACGGCGCAGGTGACCATGCAGACCACGTTCGGAATGAACTATGTAGAGGACTTCCTCGGCTTGGGTACGGTGTTCTTTAATTCGTCTGTACCGAAGGGAAAGATTATTACCACGGCGAAAGAAAATGTGGTGCTGTATTATGTCCCGGTTAATGGTGCCGATCTGGGTGAGGCATTCTCGTTTACGTCCGATGAAACCGGATTAATCGGAATTCATGAGGAACCCGATTACACGAATCTGACATGTATGGACGTTGCCATGTCCGGGCTTACACTGTTTGCGGAGCGGATTGACGGCGTGGTGATTTCTACCATTGGGGCAGTGGCGCCAGCATCCAACAAGGCGTAAAGGATGATCACTATGGCGTATACGGACTATGAATTTTATAAAAGTAAATATTTCGGTACCACCATAGCGGAATCCGACTTCCCACGATTTGCGGAGCGAGCCAGCGAAAAGATTGATTTTCTGACCTTTGACCGATTGGTTGACGGCTTACCGTCTGATGAGAAAGCGGTGACAAAGGTACAGAAAGCGGTCTGTGCGGTAGCTGATGTTTTGGCGAAGATAGATGAATTTGAGAAGATAGCAGGGGCCGCCGCAGGGTATGAGACAGATGCAGAAACCGGAAAGCTGGCGGGGAAGATTGTGACCAGCAAGACGTCCGGGAGAGAATCGGTTTCATATTCTGCCGGCTCTGTTGCTGATCTTAAAAACAGTAGTCTGGTTGGTGCTGTTTTAAACGATAAACAGGCACGGGAACGGTTGATATATGATGTGGCGGCGGAGTATTTAACAGGTATCTGTGCAGATGATGGTATTCCGTTGCTTTATGCAGGGGTGTAGAGATGGGATACAGACAAAAGCGCAATTACGAAAATCTGGAGCGGCGAATATTTGACGGAGTAGGGCAATATGGTATTCCGAAATTGGAGCCAGTTCAGTATGATGGACCATGTGAGTTTATCTCATTTAATTATTCCAGATCGTGTCAGGAGTGTGAGGGGAAAGGGATTCATTTTTTTATTGATGACTACCAATTTAATCGTCTCTGGAATTGGACTGATGGATATTTGCCAAAGCTGGAAGAATTCCGATATGTTATGTCTCCAGACTTTTCTACATACACGGACTTTCCAAAAGCCATACAGATTTACAATCATTATCGCAAGCACTGGGTGGGGGCATATCTGCAAGAGGCTGGTATTCAGGTCATTCCGACAATCTCCTGGAGTACGCCAGATTCCTTTGATTGGTGTTTTGATGGTGAACCAGTGGGTGGTGCTGTGGCTGTATCATCTGTGGGATGTATGAATGGAAAAGAGAGCAGACAGCTATTTATGGATGGGTACAAGGAAATGTCATTGCGCTTGCAACCAGAAACGATAATATTTTATGGCAAAGTACCAGATGAATGTATGGGAAATATTGTTAGAATCCAGGCGTTTCAGGAGAAGTTTACGGAGGCAAAGTGTAATGGGTGGTAGAGGTGCATCCAGCGGTATAAGCGTTAAGGGAAAAGAGTATGGCAAAGAGTTTGTGACTCTGCATCAGTCTGGAAATATTAAATTTGTGCAGACCACTGAGGGAGCATCGAAGACTCCTATGGAAACAATGACAAAGGGGCGTGTTTACGCAACTGTAAATAGCAATGGCACTCTCAAAAGTATTACCTATTATGACAAGCATAATAAGCGGTATAAACAGATTGATGTAGCGGGTGTTCCGCATACTATCGATGGAACGCCGGTGCTTCCGCACGTACATAAAGGATATATCCACAATGAAAAGGGAGATCGGAATGTGTCTGAGAAAGAACGCAAAATGATTGAACGGATCAAGCGGATATGGTATAATAAACAAAAGCGAGGGTGAGTAGTTTAAGAGTGAAAACACACGCAAATGTGTATGTCGGTTGAAATCCGGCCCGCCATCGCTACAATATAATAATAACGAAAAGAGCGCCACAGAGCCATATGTCAAGTCAATTTAGATTTGATGATGGCTCTTTTTTATTTGCCGGAGGGATAGCATGTATACTGACACAATCACAGTTTTTAATAAGCGGAAAACGGAGTCTGGTGATATGTGGTATCCCTGTGTTATATCTGGTGTTGACCTTTCTGTTGATCGTGCGGCGAACCAGGAGAAGACAGGTTTGGAGAATGCCGATACTGCTAATCTCCATATTAGATACAGAATTATGGAAGGCAAGATAATGATAGGCGAATGGCAGTATTACCAGCCGAAAGCCTGGGAAGCGCTTCCTGACGTTACCGATACCGTGACATTCGTTGACGGTGTGAGCTTTTTCATTCGTGGAGAGTATGATGAGACGCCGATTCTGGATGATGATATCCGTGGCGGCCTATTGGATTATCTGAATCGTATTATGGATGACTGCTATAAGATAACGAGCGTAGGAGGCCCATACAAATTGATCCCGCATTTTGAGATCGGGGGAAAGTAATGAAAAAGAAACATTTCAAAGGGTTCTCAATTGTGACTGGCGGTGTGCAGATAAGGCTGAACATGGATCGTTTGAATCGAAATTTCCAACGAGCGCAGTATGAACTTGATAGTGACGTAATGGAATCTATGGTGGAGTTTATGCCAATGCAGGAAGGTCCTTTTATAGCAGTGACTCGTGGAAAGAGTGCATCTGTGGCAGGAACCGGGAAGGTATATGCCGCATATGGCCCGCAAGGACGTTTCTTATATTCGGGAAAGGTCATGGTGGATGAAAAGACTGGAAGTACATGGGCAAGGCTGGGAGGTAAAAAAGTTCTGGTAAGCCAGTATGCTGGCAAGACACGTGCACGTGAAAAACTGCAATACAGCAAGGCTGCACATCCGAAAGCGCAGGAAGAATGGTTTGTTCCGGCCAAGGAAAAAGATGGGCGGCGTTGGTTAAGGGACACGAAAAAGAGGGCAGGAGGCAAAATGCATGGAAAGTAAGAAGCCTATTGGCAGGGACTTCGGTGGTTATGAGGTGCTGACGGAAGCTGTGAAGGTATTATTAAATGAGTTTCCTGGATTACTTCCGAAAGAATCCATTGGATTTGAGGATCTTAAAAAAGGATCTGGCATTGCGTTTTCTGCTGACAATGGTGCGCTGATCTATACGGAGAAAGAAGATGTTTGCGGCGGTGTGGTGCAGTTGTGCCGGTATCCGTTTTTTGTAATTTACCGTACATCCACTGACAGTGAACGGCAAAAATTGATGATTCAGAAGTTTCTTGATGCACTTGGCAAATGGTTATGTAAAGAAACATCTGTTATTGACGGAGAATCACACAAGCTAGTGGCCTATCCTAAATTAGCGTCAGGACGGACAATAAAGAAAATAACCAGGGATAACTTTTATGGATTGGAGCCAGATGAATCTGGAGTCCAGGACTGGGTGCTCCCTGTTGTAATAGAATATGAAAATGAGTTTGAACGATGAAAGGAGAACAATATGAAATTAGAGAGAAAAGCGCTTATCCATTATCTTAATCCTAAGTTCAACAGCGAAGCAACAAATGCGGCATGGTTTAAGATTGGGCGAGATAATGACGATCTGGCCGTCGAACTGAATCCGGATGTATCTACCAATAAGAATGTCTGGGGAGAAAATGTAACCGAGGACAACGGGTACGAGCCGTCGATGGACACTGATCCATATTATGCCAGAACCGAAGATGCAATCTATAATCCTATCCGTGACATTGCTATGGAGAGGAAGACAGGGGATGACTGTAAGACCCAGATTCTTGAGATTATTGTAGAAGATACAGAGGCGGCGAACCAGCTTGCTTTTGTCGAAAACGTAATCATTAAGCCACAGTCTTATGGTGGTGGAACATCTGGCGTTAACATTCCTTTTAATATTTCCTACGATGGAGGGCGTAAGAAAGGGTATGTTACTACGGAGTCTATCACGGCAGGATCACCGGTGTTTAAAGAGGGAAATATTCCGGTAGGAGCATAGGAGGTAAAAAGGCATGAGTAATCGTAATAAATTAATTAAGATACCAGCACAACAGAATATCCAGGGAACTTGTATATCTGTTGATGATGGCAGTAAAGTATATGATATCGTTAACCAGAGAAAAGAAAAACTGGGGCAATTCGTTTTTTCTCCTGCTGATGTTGGTATCGTAGAAAGATATGAGGATGCATTGAAAGAATTTGATGATATTCAGAACAATCTGGAAGGAACAAATGATGCATCGGCGGTAAGCGTAGCGTCTGACCGCATGAAGATAGCAATTGATAAATTGTTCAACGCAGATGTTTCAGGAAGTTTCTTTTCTATTACCAGCCCGTTCACGCTTCTGGAGTCGGGGGAATTTTTCGTTGTGAATGTTCTTAATGCCGTCAAAGCTGTGATTGAAAAAGAAACAGGAACCAGATTAAATCGTGCGAAGACCAGGGCCAGCAAGTACACGCAGAAATATCACCGCTGATGTATGAACTTCCAAAAAAACTCAATGTAAATGGACGCTGGTATCGTATCCGTACAGACTTCCGGGCCGTTTTGGATATTCTGGCCGCATTTAGCGACCCGGAACTCGATCAGGATGATAAGGATCAGGTAATGCGGGAAATTCTGTACATAGATTATGAGACCATTCCTGTTGATGACTGGGAAGAGGCCGCTAAACAGGCAGCGTGGTTTGTGGACGGCGGTATTATGGTAGAAGATGGGTCACCGAAACCCAGGACTATGGACTGGCAGAAGGATTCTCCTATTATCATACCAGCGGTGAACCGGATTGCATCGAGAGACGTTCGGAGTATGAAATATCTCCATTGGTGGACGTTCTTCGGCTACTACATGGAGATTGGTGGTGACTGCCTGTTCTCGACAGTACAGACATATCGACAGAACCGTGCAGAAGGTAAGAAACCAGAAAAGTGGGAGATTGATTTCTACCGGAAAAACAAATCACTATGTGAATTGCCACAGATCCTTACCAGGGAACAGAAAGAGAGAAAAGAAGCCGAAGAAGCGGCGTTAAAGAAAATGTTAGGAGAATAATGCGTGAGCCGTGAGCCAGTGCGTTATACCGCCAGATTGGAGGTGAAATCATGTACGAAGCTGACGGTTCTATTATTATTGATACAGAAATACAGACTGACGGGATGGTTCCTGGGACACAAGAGGTTGAGCAGGCGATCCGATCTATGGCGGATTCTGTAAAAAAGATTGGTACTGATGCTCAGATGTCTCTACAGAAGCAGATCAATACGGTATCAAGGCTGAACAGCCAATATGCCCAGCAGGAAAAAAAGATCGAGTCCATAAAGAAAAAGATGGAGACGCTGGCCGGAAAACAGGTGGAGACTCCAGAGTACCAGAAAATGAATGAGGAACTCCGTGAACTGGAAGCGCAGTTTGAGTCAGTTGAGAGAAAAGAAACCGAGTGGAGACAGATGGGGTTACCAGTTGATTCCGCCGGTTATCAGGAACTGGAAAAGCAGCTGGACGATATCTATTTTCAAATGGAGAAGGTACAGCAGAAGCAGGTACAGATGCGTACAAATGGTACGGCCTATGTGGATCAGACATCCACACAGGAGTATGTATCCTTGACAAATCAGCTTGCCGCCGCAGAAGGGCGCCTGTCAGACATGAATAACCGACTGGGTACTACTTATACATCTCTTAAGCAGAGTATTAGTAATGCCAACCCGGCCGCCGCACAGATGAGACAGATTATATCCAGTTCTGCAAGTCCGATTCAAAAGGTATCTGGAATTCTTGGGATTTTGAAATCACAGCTTTTGGGTACTGACAGTGCGCAGAAAAAGGTTACAAAGTCCAATAAGAAAATGAATCAAGGACTTAGGCAGACATCGAAAAACGCCAATAGATCCAGAATGTCTATGGGACGTATGATGTCTGGAGCATTAATGATAAGTTTGGCTATGCGGGCCGTGATGACGGTTATGGAAGGATTCGGCGAGGGAATGAATAACCTCGTCAAATACTCAGACAGCGGTAACAAGGCTATGTCGGCGTTAATGTCAGCCATGACACAGCTGAAAAATTCATTTGCCACGGCGTTTGCACCGTTGATCGAATATGTACAGCCCGCGCTTACACAGTTCATCAATCTTCTATCCCAGGCTGTCACGTGGACGGCGCAGCTCCTCGCGGCACTGACGGGGAAAGACACATTCGTTAAAGCCGTTAAGGTACAGCAAGACTATGCTGACAGCATTAAGGATACGGTAAAAGAGACCAAAAAAGCAATAGCGCCGTTTGATGAACTTATACAGATAACTATGTCTGGCACCGAAAAGAATGAGTTAAAGCCAGAGGATATGTTCACGACGGAAGAAGTCACGAATGAACTTAAAACACAGGCCGAAGATATAAAAAAGACTTTTGGTAAGATCTTTGAACCAGTAAAAGACTCCTGGGATAAGCACGGGAATTATGCAGTACAGGCATCCAAGGCGGCGTTCAACAGTCTTAAGCAGTTGGCGAAGGATATCGGTGCTTCCTTCATCCAGGTGTGGAATGATGAAGGATATGGAGAGAAGGTATCCAGTGACCTTATTATAACGTTTGGAAATCTGGCTTTAACTGTAAAGAACTTAGCTGACAGATTTGATGAGGCATGGGTTAAAGCTGATACTGGAACAAGTATTATCCGACATCTTGGTGATTTACTGCTAATAATATCTGGATTCTTCCGAGAGGCGTCTGAGGCTATAAGGGACTGGGCGGCAGAATTGGATTTCGGTCCATTATTAACATCTTTTGATAATGTTCTTGCGAAAATGAACCCAGTTGTGAAACTGATCGGAGATGCACTTTTGTGGTTGCTGAAAAACGCATTGCTTCCCATTGCAAAATGGGCAATTGAATGTGCTCTTCCTGCTGTTTTGGATTTGATAGCGGCTGGATTTGAGGTTTTTGCATCTGTTTTGGAAGCATTGGAACCATTAGCAATGTGGTTGTGGAATGATTTTTTACAGCCATTTGGTAAATGGGCTGGAGAGGTTGTTATAGGAGCAATTAAAAAAGTTGTTGAGTGGCTTTATAATTTCTCAAATTGGATACAAGAACATCAGGGGAATGTGGAAAATATTACGCTAGCAGTTCTTGGCTTTTTTTCGGCATGGAAGATTACAGAATTTTTGAGTAATGTTGGAGCAATGATTGGAAAAATCGGTGGCTTAATGGGAGTACTCGATAAATTGAATTTAAAATTTGCGGCGATTGTCACAGTTATTGGGATGATTATTTCATTAGCATTATTGATGTCAAATGCGTGGGATAAGATGACTCCTGGAGAGAAGATTGTGTCCAGTTTATTAGCAGTAGCAGGGGCACTTGCTCTTGTGGTAGCATTAGTTTCTTATCAACTTAAAGACATGGCAGGAGTATTGATAGCAGGATCTATTGCGGCAATAGCTGGTATATCAATAGCCGGTATATCATCAAGTGCCAATAAACGTAATTCTCCTTCTAGCATTACTAGTGGACATGGTGGCGGAGGCACAAGTTTTAGTACACGGTCCATAGCGGCAAGTAGGTATACCTACCATGTACCAGCGCTAGCAAATGGAACGGTTGTACCGGCACGGGCTGGGGAATTCTTGGCAATGCTAGGAGATAACCGTAAGGAGCCAGAGGTAGTTTCTCCGATGTCCACAATAGAGCAGGCGGTAGAAAATGTTATGGATCGTCGTGGATGGAGTGATAATAGGCCATTGCAGGTAGATATGTATCTTGATAAACAGAGGCTTGGACGAGTAGTGTACGAACTTAGCAATCAAGAGAAACAACGTGTAGGTGTTCGATTAGTAACGGAGGGGTAAGATGCCAGCAAGTGGAAACGGTGTATTTACGATAGATGGTATGGATTACCGGGTGCAGGTCATGGAACTGAAACGGGGCTTTAAGGTTACAGACTCGGAACATTCCGGCCGTACACAAGATTATAGTATGCATCGGGATGTGATAGGGACTTTTTACAACTATTCGTTGAAAGTGGAACCTGATCCATCCTACCGGAGTGATTATGACAGATTTTATGACGTTGTTTCTGCCCCTGTAAATGACCACCAGTTGGTATTTCCATATAATGGTGAGACGTTGGAGTTTAAGGCTTATGTTACGAGCGGTGATGACGAATTCACGGCCAGATTAGAAAATGGGATGCAGATTAATCGTTGGAGTGGATTAACACTGAACTTTATCGCAATGGAGCCGCAGAGGAGGCCGTAAGCATGGAAAATGGATTAAAAATTGCATACGATGATGTGGCTCCATATGCAAAAGAGAACAGTAATCCTCAGGTAATAGATATTGGACTGAGACCAAAGAAAGGATTGCACCCACATAAAGGTTTGGTTCCGAGAAAAACTACCATTAGGGAGCAATTTCCTGATCTTAGGCGAGATGATTTAGTGTATCCGGGATATGCTTTGTGCCTGCCGAGGTTTGCGCTGCTGGATGGCAGCTATAGGAACTTTCCTGACCCTCCAAAAGATTATGGCTACATATCGGATGAGATTTCGAATGAGAAAGGGAAGTTTTCGTACTCTATTACCAAAACCGGCTTGCGGCCACATATTGGCTTGCATCCTCGTAAGTTCTTGTTTCCATCTGCCAGTGAAGAGAAGCAGGTAAATGCCCCGGAACTGACGATAACATTTAACCAGAAATTTACAAGTGTTGGTATATTGCTTACATTCAATACCATGTCAGGGGATTATGCTTCTCATCTACGTATTGCATGGCATTCGGAGAACAAGATGCTAAGTAACCTGGAATTCTGGCCAGATGATACGAAGTATTTTTGCAGTAACTATGTGCAGCTATATGACAAAATTACCATTACATTTTTGGAGACTTCAAAGCCATACAGACCAGTATTTTTAACCCGTATTGATTATGGACTTTACAGAGATTTCTTTGATGATGAGATAAAAGACATCAGTTGTTTGCAAGAGATCAACGCTATATCAGCAGAGCTGACCATAAATACAATGAATTTTATGGTTAGAACCAAATCATCAGTGCCGTTCGACCTGCAGAAAAAACAGAGGTTACGAATGTTTTTTGATGGAAAACTTCTCGGAAACTTCTATATAAAAAACGGAGCAAAGAAAAGTAAAACAGATTACTATATGGATTGCCATGATGCTGTTGGAATTTTAGACGGTAACGAATTTCCGGGAAGCATATTGAATGGTGAAACGGTGGGAGAGATCGTTGCAAAGATATTTGCCGGTGAAGACTTTGATTATTTCCTGGCAGAAGACCTTAAGACAATAGAGCTCCACGGCTATATACCGTATACAACTAAACGTGCCGCATTACAACAGATTGCATTCGCAATAGGGGCCGTGGTTGACACAAGCAATCATGATGGCGTTGTAATCTACCCAAAGCAAACTGAAAAAACGGGAGAGTTTTCTCGTAGCGAAACTTTTGAAGGGGTTACATTGGAACATAGGGATGTGGTAACCGGTATACGGCTTACTGTACACAGTTACCAGAAGAGTGATGAGAAGAGTAATGAATTGTATAAGGACACTTTGACAGGGACTGTTGAGGTAATCTTCTCAGAGCCACATCACAGTTTAGAGATTGTCGGAGGCGTGATTAACCGAAGTGGTGATAACTACGCCGTGGTAACTGGTGTTGGAGCCGAGGTTGTTTTAACCGGGAAGAAATATAATCACTATACGACAGTAATATCAAAAGAAAATCCAAACATTGTATTTAACAAAAATGTAATGGAGGTTAAGGATGCTACACTGGTGCATTCTGGAAATTCCAAAGCAGTGCTGGATCGGGTATATGACTACTACCAACGGGCAGAAAATGTGATAGGTGATGTTATTCTTGGGGATAAGATGCTCGGCCAGATCGTGGAAATTGATACGATGTATGACGGGATAAGAACGGGAACTATTGAGCGAATAGACTATGATTTCACGAAGGAGATTAAGGCAGGTGTGACAATACATGAATAACCAGTATTTGCAGGACCTAATATTTGACCGAACCATAGCCGATGTACAGAATTTAACGGATAAAGCGTACATCGATTACAAAGACTTGAATCGTGTTGAGATGGCAATAATGTGGGTTTCATATGTATTGAATCAGTACGGATACCGTAATGTGACTAACAATAAGGTGAACTGGAAGCCGGGAGACCACAGGACAGATACTGAGATGGAACGGTTACGGAAGAATATTGTATCTATCAGAACTGCATTCTTCGCACATAACGAAACCCCTGTCACCCCGTCAAAGATAACCTACACATCGATATACCAAGCAAATGCAATCGAACAGATCATATACGACATTGGAACTATCGTTGAGAATATGACACCAGGGCAGCAACATCTGTCATTTCGACTGGGTACTGCTCCAATTGGAAATAGAGGTGAGAAAATATAATGTTAAAAACGGACTACAAAAATGACAAGTTCGAAGGAAAAAGAAGATACCAGATGACTGAAAATGCAGATGGAACGATTTCTTTTGATGATGTAACGGTGTATAAGGAGATTGGGGATATTTTCAACGCTGATGATGTCAACCAGATCAATGATACGGTAAATGTAAATACCGAGACTATTTCTGGCATTAAGGCATTGCGGTACGTTACACTCGAGACTTCCAAGTGGTCATCTTCAGCCCCTTATACACAGCTTGTTAGTGTTGCTGGGGTTAAGGACACAGACTCACCAGTTATCTCATTGAATATTCCGGAAGGAGTTTCAGGAACAACTAAAAAAAATATCAAGAAATCTTGGGACTGTGTGGATAGAATTGTTGTGGGGAATGGGGTTATTACTGCTTATTGCAATGATATTAAACCAGTATCAACGTTCCAAATCATGATAAAGGGGGAATAAACTGTGGATGCAATACTATTGAAATCAGGAACACCGTACTATGAAGATGATTATTCGGCTGGGCCGACTGATGTAAAAGCTGGAAAAAAGTTCCTAGGTAAAGGGTCTGACGAACTGCAAAACGGTGCAATGCCTGTTGTGGGGTATGCTGAAAAGAAACTTGCCATAAACGAGGTATACGAGATTAGACCTGGGTGTCATGATGGAATAGATAAGATATACCAGGAGATTGCAGAGCAAGGTGCAATGACTGTAACACCAAATGTAACTGGGAAAACAATTGAAGTGGCTGGAAAATATATGAAAGGGAATGTGACCGTTTCGGCAGTAGAAAACTTCCGACCAGAACTCATAAAAAAGGGGGTAACCATTGGTGAAGGTGATAATGCTATTACGGGAACTTTTGAGGGTTTTGTATAAAATGGCAGAGGCTCTATTACATAAAAGTGGAAATACTGTGGATACATCCGGCGTGACGGCAACTGATGATGATGTATTGGAAAATAAGACGTACTTAAAATCAGATGGAGAAGTCGGAACAGGGAAGATAAAGGAATTAGGGTCCCCAGAGCATACGCTGAACCTTAATGCAACGTTGTATCTTCCTGCTGGGCACTATTCCGGTGGGCATGTGCGGCAGAATATAGCCACCAGCCAGGGGGCAACGGTATACGCTGGAAAAAAAGCAGTTACCGTGGATACAACAAACAAATATATGACAGGGAACATTATCCAGGCGCCGATAAAAAATCTCATACCTGCTTTTATTAAAAAGGGAGAGTATGTTGGCGGAGTTGGACCGGGAGAATGGGAAGGGTACATAAATGAAGACCCAAACACCCCATTTTTATATGGTACCTTTGGCCCAGGGCATGGTATGGCTTCTCTTCTTTATAATTATGGGTCTCAGAAGGGGTATGCCGGCATATCCAAACAATGCATTGATATCTCTACTGAGCCATATGATTTTGGCGGTGTTCGACACAGTGAGAGTATTGCTATTGTGCTGACGCAACCCATTAATCTGTCTTCCTATAACCGTATTAAGATTCTTGCCACCAGTAGCACGATCAATGTCGCAGGAGCACTTATATATAGAAATAGAAATGAAAGCTGGATGAGGAGAAATGGGGTTGACAACCCAGATCTGGGTGAGAGAATAATGGCCCGAATGACATTGCAGAATGGTAGTGAAACGGTCCTTGACGTAAGTGGTTATAGCGGAACTGGCTATGTGTATCTGGCTCTGAGTCCTGGTACAAATGCAAGCAGGGAGGCATCAATTTACTATATTAAATACGAATAGGAGGGAAGTTATGGCAGAGTTAAACCAAATAACATACAATCCCAATAACTGGGTTGATGATTCAACACCAGACATAGAA